TTCAATCGTCGAACTAAACATCCCGTATGTTCCCGGCGTGCGTCCGCCCGGCCGCCAATCGCCGAGTCCTTTGTAGGTGCCGGCAAACGAGATGATGTCGGCGAGCGCCGTCGTCGAAATCTGGTCGTCCCACACGGTGATCTCGCCCTTGGCCGACCACTGCTCGAAGATGGGACGGACGCGCACATGCTTTGAGGCGCCGATCTTGGCCCGTTTCAGGAACAGCCGAAATCCGAGCTTCTCCACGGCTTTCTGATGTTCCTCGAAGGCTGGCTCTGTCATCAGCGCGTGAATCGCGTTGACCCGGACCGGCTGATGCTTGGCCCCGAGTAGCAACGGCCAATGTGATCCGACGACGAGCATCCCGCTTTGCGTCTGTGCCTTAAACGTTTTGCCATTCTTCCCGCCTGGGACTGGCACCATGGCGCCGCCTTCCATCAGTGCGCGCATTAAGTTGTCGCTGGGAATCGCGACGACCTGGCCGTCGTGATAGAGACTTCCGATCCAGCGATGGGCGGGCGACCGATCATCGCCAGCCTTCGACGCCTTCTTGTTTGCCGGGCTCGACTTCCACCGTTCCATTTCATCCGCCCATTCGATGTTGTCGGCGTGATGTAGAAGTGGTGTCTTTCCGTTTAACGTGACCTTGTATGTCCTCATCTCATGCCCCCGTCTGGTCTCAACGACCCCTTGCCAGGCCCCGCCTCGCCGTGCCTTGCCACGCCTCGCCTTGCCAGGCCCCGCCTCGCCGTGCCTTGCCACGCCTCGCCGTGCCTTGGCACGGAGCACCTTTACACGCTGCGATAGACCCAGGCTTTCCGACCGCTCGTATTCGTCCGTTTCTCGTCTGTTCGTTCGATCAGTCCCAGTCGCGCCAGCTCAGTAAACCGTGGCCGCACGCTGAGCACCGACAGACCCATGCGCTCAGCACATTCGTCCGGCGTCAGCGCCAGCCCCACAAGGGCGGCCAGCACCTGCGCCCGCAATGACGCGGCATCAATGGACAGCGCTGCGTCCCGACTGGTCGTCGGCTCTGTATAGCCGGCCGAAACCGGATACGGCTCAATGACCACCGCGGCACCGAACGGCAGTTCTGGATCAGTCACCGTGCCCTCTTCACCAAATGCAGCGGAAACCGTCTCACGCTGACAATCGCGCACTCAGGTGCGGCATCCTGTAACCTGTGCGCGAGCCACGCCAACGCCAGCTTGCGCTTGACGGCATCCCGATTCCGCGCGCCAGGCACCGTGTAGGTGTACCGGCGCGATAACCCGTCTTCGTCCGGCAATGCCAGCAACGCGCGATACGCCTCGAGTCGGGTCACTGCGCCGCCTGCCGCTGCCGAAACTTCACATGCGCCGCATGACCGCCGCGGCGTCCGGCTTCTTTCGCCTGTTCCGGCGTCCACCGGTTCGCGTAGCCGCCGGCCTGCGCCACCTTGCCGCCCTTACTGGAGATGGCTCGGCGCTTTTCGGGATCCATGCAGGCAAAGCCGCGGATCTGTTTGCCTGTGATTGGATGGCGCGCGTACGCTTTGTTAGGCTTCGCTGGGGTCGTGTCCATGTCGTCTCCTACTTCACGAGCCGAATCGCCGCGGTCGGCTTCGGCGTCTCGGTGAGATAGCTGTAAATCACATCGTGTTGGTTCCAGCGCAGCGTCACCACTGGGCGTGGAAACTTCGTCTCGAGTTGGCGCTGTAGCCAGGCCGCCGTCCAGCGGTTGAATGTCTTGAGCTTGAACTGCTGCAGCCGGTTGGGAAACTTCACGCGCACCACGGCGACAGAAAACTGCGTCTCTTCCTTGTCGCGGAAGTACGGCGTGACGTCACACAGTTCCACGCGCACCGCGTCCGGTAGCGTCATAACTTCCCCGTCGCCATAAACGTGTCGGGTTCCTCGTCGGGTTGCGTCTCGCGCCAGTTCGCCTCAGGTTCCGGCATGATCAGTCCGAGTTGTTCCTGGGCAAACGTCCGCACCTTTTCCACGTAGTCGTAAAACTCGTCCGTCTTGAGCTTGCGCGTGCTGCCGCCGATGACGTACTCGTCCACGACTTCGCCGTTGCCGCCGAGCAGCGCCAGGCGCTTTGGCAGAAACTTCGCCTTCGCCCACTCGTGGACTTCTTCAGGCGTGAAGCCGGTGTATTCCGAGATCAGCTGCACCACGACGCCCCAGTAAAACCGGTTGGCTTGCACACTGCGCGTCGCCCGCAGGCGGCTGATCGTGAGTTCATACGGTCCCGGGCGTAAGGTGCGGACGAGGTCGGCAAACAGACGGCGATTCGGCAGGTGCAACTTGCCGCCCTCGACATCCACGTTTACCGAGAACTCGTCCGCGACTCTCATGACTAGAAGGGCGCTGAATCGTCGTCTTCATCCGCATACCCAGCCAGGACCGGGCGTGCCGGTGGCGGCGGCGCGGTCTTCTTCGGCTTGCGGACACGGATCCCGCCCACGACTTTCCCGCCGAAGGACACATTCGGATCAACGTAGAGGACGATGCGCTGGCCGACCCAATGATCGGTATCCTCAGACTCGAAGACTTTGGCGCACAGCTGAATGTTCGTGCTGTTCAACACCAGCGGCTTGTCGGACTCGTAGAAGGTCAGGCACCACTTCGGTTCCGGCTCGGCGCCTTCTTTGGCGACGTTCTGCTGCATACAACCCGAAACCGTCCACAGCACGGGATTCACCACGTCGGACTGTTTCAGGAACTTACTCGGCGTCATTTCAGAAATTTTCGGCATTGCCCCGTCTCCTTTAATGCGTCTCAATTAAGTGATCGGTCCGTGCCCAGAGTTCCGTCATGGCGTCGTCGAAGGCGATTCGCATGGCCTGGAACCGTTTGGCGAACGCCATGCACTGATCGAACGTCTGCAGCCCCTTGGCGGCGAGCGTCAGATCCTCACAGGCGGCGAAGAAATCCCGCTCCGCGCGAATCGCTTTGTTGACGGCATCCGTCGGCGTAATGCGTGTCGTGGGAAACAGCAAGGCGTTCATCGGCGCTGCTCCATCACGCGCATCCAGTAGCAGTCCTCGCAGATGATCCGGGTCCAGCAGTACTCCTTGTGATAGCCGTCCTTCGTCAGGACGCAGCGGTTGACGCCTTCCGCCGGCTTGAGTTCGCCGCAGTCGGCACAGTGCCAGGGCGCATCCCGATCGGGCTCGACAATCGCGAGCGTCGGGTCTCCCATGAGGAGCTCGATCTTTTCGAGTTCGGACAGTTGCTTGACGGGTCGTCGTATACTGTGTGCAGCCATGTGGACGCGCCTCCCTGCGCGTGCCGTTGGTAAGGGGCCTGCCGCTGTTAGCAGAGCGGCGGCAGCGTCCCGAATTAGTCACCCAGCCCAAAATGCATCGCCCGGCCAATCAACGTGCCGAGCACCAGACTCACGACAATCCACGCCCCGCCCAGGATCGCGAGCGTCATCGCAACCTCCATGCTTCTGCTGTGCTAGAGTGGGCAGATCCTACCGAGTCGGAATCAGGTCGATAGTCCGGAATAGGCTGGTTATCAGGACATCCATTATCAGACCCCGAGCGTAATGCTACGGTTCCGCTCGATCCGGCTTCGGCACCCGACCGAAAAACGTCCTGATTCAGACTCACGACAACCCCACCAGTTCGTTCAGCGTGATCCCCGTGCGCCGCATGATTCGCTTCGCTAGATCGAGATTCGGATAGCGGCAGACATGCCGTTCGAGCTTGGTGTAATAGGACTGCGTCATCCCGAGGATCGTCGCCGCCTCGGCCTGTGTCAGTCCGCTGGCTTGTCGCCAGGCCCGCAACCCCGACGTATTCCGTTTGTTGTCCATGCTGAGGTGAACTCTAGACGAAATCGTGACGGCTGTCAACAGTCCTGTAAGTGGACGGATCGTCCTGTAGGGCCATCAGGAATCAGCCGTATATCTTTTTACATGCGTTCTGGGCTAGCATGCCTGACTCAGCTAATTCCGTTATGGATACATTGGCCGATCGAGCGTTGGCGACGATTCGCGAGGCGATGGATAAACGCGGCCTGTCGCAGAGCGATCTCGCAGGGATTCTCAATTGTTCACAGAGCCGCGTCGCGAAGCTATTGAACAAGCGGATCATGATGACGGTGGACGATCTCGAAGCCTTGTGCTTCGCCGTCGATTTGTCCGTCACCGAAACCGTGCGCGACCGGGGATACGAGTTTGTCTCTGAAATGACACCATCCGAGTTGCGCTTCTTTGAGCTATATAAGCGCCTGCGCATTGAAGATCGGACGATGGTGGAGGCGTTTGTCTTCAGGGCCACCGGTGCCAGGCCGGGGGATGTTGAACGGCGCGGCTTAACCGATAAAAAAGTGACGAGAAAGCGTAAAGGAGTGTGAGGAGAAGCCCCTAGCACTGTCGTATACTTGAGGTGCGACAGGATCCGAGCGAGTCCTCAGGAGGTCGTTATCCGCGTATGGCTGCACACTCATCCGCGACGGCGAGGCCGATGCCTGATGTTGCCGAGAAATTCCAACGCTTGACCGAACTCGATCCCGAGTTTGCCCAGATTGTCGAAGGCTTGCTGGATATTGCCTTAGCGAAGGCCCAGCAAAAGCCGCCGAAGCCCCTCCCCCGCTCCGATTCGTGGTCGATCTAACGGAACCGTCTTCGCGTCTCGTCCGTCTCTGTGTGATGAAAGGGGCATGTATGCGTTATGTATTCCTGATCGGACTCTGTCTAGTTCTCGGGTCGACATCTCTGTTCGCCGCGGGTCCGCGCGTCTATATTCAGGCGAGCGAGACGGTTGACGGATCCAACTCTGCGACGAAGGGCCGACAAATTGACTTCGGCTCGGCGCTGGCCGCCGCCCTAGCCAAGAAAGACGTAGGCGTCGTCGTGGTGACGAATCCGAGCAAGGCCCAATGGGTCATCACCAGCACGTCGTCCCAGCAAGAAGACAGCACCGGGACAAAGGTTGCCAAGCTGGCCTTCTGCGGCATTCTCTGCGGCGGCTATACGCGCTTCGAGGGCACGATCCAAGTGACAGACATGGAGAGCAGCGCGATTCTCTATGCCTACAACGTCAAGAAAAGCAATTTTCAGTCAGCGGCCGAAGCGTTCGCGAAACATTTCAAGCACGACTATCTGGATCGTCTGCCGCGCTAAACCGGCTCGATCCGGATCGACTTCAGGAACGAACAGTCATCGCGCGTCAGTGCCCACGGCGTGGTGGGCGGCGGCTCCGACCACCACTTCGTGTGCTTCTGGCACCGAGGGCAGGGTTGCGGGACGACGCTGTCCGTGATCGTCGTGGGCTTCCCGCATTTCATGCACCAGAGTTCGCGGCCCATATGGGGATCGACGTAGCGAGTACGGTAAACGACGTACCGCAAACCGAACATTCTTGGTGCAAACCGCGCTCATCGGCGACGCGCATAATATGCCGCTGCCCTTCCGCGCAATTGCAGGCGTGACACTTTGGACATTCGACGCCGGATGACACCGGCTCTGGAGCACTGACGCGCATCGCCGTTATACCGTGGGCGTCAGACGCTGGATCTCGCGGTCGAGATACCAACGGGCTTTTTGCAGATCCTCGAGCGCCGAGGGGCTTTTCAGTCCAGCCCGCCAGATATATTTCATGGCGTTCCCGAGGCAGAAATTGAGGTGTTCTGTAATCGTGATGCACTCAACGCCGCTCGGATGCGACGTGTAGTGCGAGGGGCTGTTGACTGGATCATGTGCCATCGGGCATACCACTCCATCGAGATGGGATCATTGTCGTCGAGCAGCACGCCGAGCGCCAGCGCCGCAGCTGTGAGCATCGTTAGGAATCACCTGTCACCAGGATCGGCCAGACACACGTCCGGCCACGTTTCTTGTCGATCAGCGTCATCGTCTGCCGCGGCTTTTCAAATGGCGCCTTAATGCTCACGGCATACTGGTTGTACCCAATCAGCGAGCCGTTACTAATGAAGTTCCCGCCGTCTTTCATTTGATGATGATGGCCGAAGATGTCGAGATCGGCCCAGCGTGACTTGTTCCAGTCCTGAATGCCGCGAAAGGCTGGCACGAAGAGGCCGCCGATGCCACCGCTGTACTTGATGTTGTGTCCATGGTGAAACCGCACGGTCTGCCCGTAGATGTCGAGATAACTCAGATAGCCGTCCGGGACGATAAACTTGACGCGCGCCTCGCCGGCATACTTCTCGGCCAGGTGCGAGTACATGAGCCATTCCAGCGAATGCCCGTTTTCGCTGGCGACGTGGACCTTCTTCGTGGTGCGGCCGTGGTTTCCGCTATGGCAGGGAATGACCAGCGAGAGCTTGCTCTGGTTCAGCGTGAAATCGATCCCTGAGATGATCAGGCTTTCGGCGAAGCGGACGGCTTCCGTCGGCTTCATCGCGTTATTCTCGGCCGACTCTTCGTGCAACTGGTTCGTGATGAAATCCCCGAGTAAGCCGATCACGGCCCGGTCGATCCGAATGTCCTGTTGCAGCAGCCGCACGAGTCGCAGATGCCCTTGCCAAAACTTCGTGGCCCGCGCCTTGGCAATCTCCGGCGTGTATTCATTCAAGCCATTGACGGATGACTTCTGCACCACTTCTTCGACATGCCAGTCGCTGGCATTCGTGATGGTGGTGCCTTCGCTCGTGCCGTTGCCATGCGCCGGCTTGATCGTGAACGTCTCAATGCCGCGTGAGATGGCATCCCGAAACCCGATCCGGTCCTCGAGGTGGCTGATGTTCTTCAGCGCCTGCTGATACTTCGTCGTGACTCTCGAGAGATCCTGTTTGAGATCCGCCACCTTGCGGTCATGCGCCACCTGTTCACTGGGCGGCTTGGCGGCCGGCTGATGCGTCTGCCTCTTGGCATGCTTATGCTTCAAATAGCAGGCCCAGCAGCGATCGGCATTAAAATCGCAGCTATTCTTCTTGCAGTCCGGGCAAGGTTTCCGCGTCACTTCTTCTGCAGGTCGGCGATAATTGCCGTCTTCGCATCGCTGCCGCTGGACGATCCGAAGTAGTAGCTGGCGACGAGTTCCGCCTTCGCCGAGAGGTACCCGATCACCGTCCCGGCCAGCGCGCTATCAATCGCCGTCTTTCGAAACAACACCGCATACGCCATGCCGATAAACGCGCCGATGATGAGATACGCCAGCACCCGTGGCGTGCTGTCTTTCAGCGCCGTTTCTCGCTTCCGTGCATCGGCGCGATCGGAGGCGTCCAGCTCGAGCAACTGTTTCGTGAACTGCTGATCCGCTTGTCTCAGCGCCAGCATCTGCTCGGGCGTCGCGCTGGCGACCGCCGCCACGACGGCTTGTTCGGTCGTCATCGTCCCGGGACTGACGCCGAGGGCTTTCTCGACTTCAGTAATCGCCGCACCGGCGAGCGGCGTGCCGAGCGCCGTCGCAATGCCAGGCGCCACGGCGGCCAGTCCTTTCGCGATCCCTTTGAAGACATCCCCCACGCTCATGACTGACTCCTTTTTACTTGCGACTTACTTTACGGTTACGTTGGTTGGTGCAGCTGGCACCGTCGCGGGTAACGTAACCGTTAAGGCAAAAGGGGCCGACTTCGCTCCTTCGCCGAACGTATTGATCGCGGCGACCTGATACGTGGTGACGCCAGGTGTCGTCGGCACCGTGATTGGGGACGAGAAGTCCCAGAGGCCCGTGACGGCGCTCTTGGTGCCCTGCGTAAACGTCGGCGTGGTCCGCACGACCGGCCCGGTACCGATCTGCGTATAGAGCGCCCAGCCGCTAATGGTCGTCAGATTGCCGTTGGTATCGAGCAAGCTGTCGCACAGGTGTATCGTCGCCGCGCTGCCGGCCACGGCCGTGCCGAAATTCTGCGGCAGCGTATCGCAGTAATTCGTCTGCGCGTGGGCCATCGCTGGCATCGCCAGCAGGACGAGGATCAGAAACATTCGACGCATCGTGGCTGTCTCCTTCAATGGCCGCGCCGGTGGTCACCCTTCCCAGCGGACGGGGCGGTCGCTGGTCCCAGCGTGCCCGCCCGGCGCGGTCAACTTAGTCGGTACCCGTCCGGATGTGATCCGCGAGTTCCCGATACCGAAACGGCGCCTGCGTCGCCGCCTTGCTGTTCAACAGTTCCCGCGCCGCCCCGGCGTAATCCGCGACGGCCATGCAGTGCAGGAAATTGCGAAACCCCTGCAATCCCGCCGCGCCGAGGTTGAAGCGCAGATCGACGACGGCCCGCTGTCGCACGTCATCGAGCGCCCCAAACCAGGGGAACGCCTGCGTGAGATCGTGCAGACAGTCGTCGAGATCGTGGTCGAGCAGGATCATCGCTTCCCGATCGGACAGCCCGACGTCGGTCAGGTTGCGGCCGACGCCAATCGTCAGCTTCCCCACGGTGTCCGTGTAGGGCTTGAGTTTGATGCCCTCGTGCTGGATGATCTGGTCGACGAGCTTCTGTCGGTCCATTAATGTTTCCACGGCCAGGGCAGAAGACCCGCCAGCACGGCCAGCAGAGCCCCTCCGCCCGCGATCCGGTTCGATGTCCGCGTCACTTCCTTCACTTCCTTGGCGAGTTCCTCGTGCCGCTCAGTGATCTGTTTGATCTGCTCGCCGTGGAAACTGATCGGGACGATCGCCGTTTGCACCGTCTGCGTCAGGCTCTTGAGGCTGTCTTCAATCCGCGTAATCGCCCGGCCCATCTCGCCCGGTGTCATGTCGCCGTCGCCCATGGCTCCCCCTGATTCGGCCCCTTAGAAATAGACACAGATCAGCCCTTGGCCGCCTGCGCCGCCCGCATAGCTCTGCGAGAGTCCGGTAAATTCGCCCGCGCAACCGCCGCCGCCCCCGCCGCCGTATTGACCACTGGCCGCCGTTTCCTGACGTCCACCGCCCCCGCCGCCAGCGCCGCCTGCGCCGAGCGTGATCGTGGATGGCGTCGTGCACGAGCCCCCATGACCACTTGCGTTGGCCGCGTCAGAGCCGCCACTGCTGCCGGCGCCTCCTGACGCCGATCCGTTGCCACCGGCCGCGCCGTTCGCGTTGTCGACGTTGTCTGAGCCCCAGCCGCCGCCGCCGCCGCCGCCCGCCCCGTTCGTGGCATTCCCGCCGGCCGTTGGTGGCGGGTTCGTAAATGGGGAGGCGTTGCCAGGCGAGCCGCCGTTCCCGCCAGCCCCACCGCTGACGCCGTTGCTGCCCGTGAGGAGTGTGCCGCCTGCTCCGCCAGTCCCTTGCGCAGCGTTCGTTTTCCCGCCGTCGCAGCGCGCGACGTAGGCCGATGTCGTCGAGTTGAAGAAATACGACTCCGTCCCGGCCGTCGGCCCGCTGCCGGTATCCGCCGGACCGCCTCGTCCCGCCTGGATCGAATACGAATGACCAGGCTGGACCGTGCTGTTCGTGCCGGTGGTTGTGCCTCCAGCCCCACCGCCGCCGCCGCAGAAGTACGAACCGCCCGAGTTGATCGCGTTCCCATCCGTCGAACCATGCCAGCCACCAGCGCCGCCGCCGCAGCCTCGGATCGTCAGCGTCCACATGCCGGTGAACGTCAACGTCCAGCTCAGCGTCGAGCCGCCGAACGTCGTGGCCCCAGGCCCGAAATTGAGCGTCCCGCCAGGCCGCACGAAGACCGATCCCGACGAACTACCGGAGAAGGTCGCGATGACCGCGCCTGGTACCGGCGTCAGCATGTGCCGCACCTGATCGGCCAGCATGTCCACGTCGATCTCGCGACGCGCGACCAGGAGCCCGCGCTGTAGACGCTCGAAGAAACAGCTCGGCCCCTCACCGATCTCGGCGAGCATCGTGTGGACGATCCGATCCTCCGGCGTGCGATACCGTCGCATTAGGCGTAATTCTGGCCGACGATGATGCCGCGCCAGGTGGTGCCGCCGTCGATGGTGAACGTGACAAAGGCGTCCACCTTTGCGTTGGTGTTCGTAAAGACCGGCGCCGCGCCGCCGGGCCATTTCACCGTCGACGTCAACCAGGCCCAGGTGAATGAGGAGCCGTTATACGTGGGCAACCAGAGGATCGAGCAGTACTTGCCGGATGCTGGGATGTTGCTCAGCGTCGTGGTCGTGATATTGGCGTTGAACATAAACGGCACCGTGTTCTGCGTCGTGAGATTGACCGTGATCACGTTGCTTGAGATGGTGACCGTCGGCGCGTTCTCGCTGAAGCCGCCGCCCATGGTC